AGCCCTAACCGATGTGCAATATATTCATCATATAATACACTATCATTTTCCACAAACAGCACTTCGGTGATGGCCATCGTCGGAACCTCGGATAAAATGAGCCGACGAATCGCATTTGCTAATTCGACACTGATCCCTTCGATTACAAATCGAACCATATCAATATTGGCATTCTGGATCCGGTCTAGAACTTCAATCTTCATTAGAATACCCCAATGTTGCATCTGTAAAAAATTTTGCGGCTATTTGCTTGAAGAAATAAAAAAAGAAGAGAGAGAGAAAAAAAAATAAAGAGAGAATGAAGAAAAAAGGATAATGGTGTAAAATATGCGTTGTAAGATGTTTTTATGTAGTGGGGTGGTAAAGTGTAAGGGCATGGGGAGAAAGTTGTTTAGAAGTGCTTTAAAATGGAAATAGAGGGGGTTTATGTGAATAGTTAAGAGTTAGTTTGGTACAAGTTATAGGAAAGTAGTTGTTTAATAGATAAAACTAAGGAAAATGGCAAATTAGGCAAAAGCTGATTTTGCTATTGAGGGAATGTGCAGAGAAAGAAGGAACGGAAAATTGAAAATAAGGGGGTTTTCGTGCGATTTAAGAGGGTTTTGGGTAGAATGTGGGGAAATGTAAGGGGAAACGGGAGAAAGTGGCTTAAAATGGCTAAAAATAGGTCTTTGAATTTTGATTGTTTCGGTGGAAAAATTATTGTGCTGATTATCAATGAAATAGAAAAAATTGTAAAAAATAATTGATAAATTGCTTGATTCGTGTATAGGAATAGAGTATGTTTGCAGAGTTAATTAATTATTCACTTAAAAATTAAGGTTATGAAAAGTTTGAAAAAAAAAGCAGCAGAGATTAAAGAAAAGTACAGCGCAATACCAAACAAACAAGTAAGAGCAGGTCTTTACATTAAAAGCGTTGGTACTAAGTATGTTACACTTTTAAATACTTGGGGCGATGTAACACTTGAAAAAGTTAAAATTGGTGAATTTTACAAAAATCACATGTAACAATGCAAAAATCGAAGAAATAAGGGCGTTTTTAACCGAACGCCCACTTCTTGCTCAACGAGGGTTGAATTAAAAAGGATTAGTGTAAATATGAAAATTATGGAAAAAATTAACAGTGTAGTTGAAACACACTACGGTAATGGTAAACTCAAATCACGAGAAACATACAAAGATGACGAACTTGAGGGGTTGCGTGAGACTTGGTATGATAACGGGCAACTTAAATCGAAGGCAACCTACAAAAATGACGAACGTGAAGGTTTATTTGAGAATTGGTATGATAATGGGCAACTTAAATCGAAGGCAAATTACAAGGACGGCAACCTTGACGGTCTGTTTGAGAAGTGGCACAGTAACGGTCAACTACAATCAAGAGCAAACTACAAGGGCGGAAAACTTGACGGTCTGTTTGAGGAGTGGCATAGAAACGGTCAGCAGTGGTCAAGAGAAACCTACAAAGATGGCGAACTTGATGGATTGCGTGAGATTTGGAGCAGAGACGGTCAACTGTGGTTAAGAGAAACCTACAAAGATGGCGAACTTGATGGATTGCGTGAGATTTTGTATGATAATGGTCAATTGTGGACAAGAGGAAATTACAAGAATGATACACGTGATGGATTAAGTGAGAGGTGGGATAAGGATGGTAATTTAGTAGAAAGCACAACCTACAAAGACGGAGTAGTAGTAGTAAGGTAATATTAACAACAACACTAAAATTATGGAAACTTTAAAAAAAATAAATCTAAAGTGCGAGGCACAGGGGGATTTTGCAAAAGACACTTGCGAGTGGATTAAGGAAATGAGGACAAAATACGCAGACATTGAAAATAACGAAAAAATGATTTTGGAGATTATCGAAGGGCATTTGTCAAGAGTTGCTAAAATGTATTCAAAAAAGGGAGGGGAATAATGAAAATAATTAAATTTATAATCGGGTTTATGTGGATATTCGCAACAATGCTTTTGTGCGGAATTGACACGGACTACACACCGCTTTCTTACGTTCTCGGACTTGTTGTGGTGTGGTTTATTCTTGGAGTTGTAGTGACTAAAATTGATTGGAAAAATGAGTAGAATTGAATTAGCGATTAAGGTCTTGGGGAAGGGTTGCAACGGAGGACAAGGCAAAAAAATTCCGTAATGATTGCTAAAATAGTTAAAATATAAAAGATATGAAACAGGTAAACTTCACAAAGGACGATTTAGAATTTTTAGAAAATTCAAGCCATCAGGAACAGGTAGAAATTAAGGATTTCAACGCTGAAATAGCATTGAAGTACACGACAAAGAAAGACGGAATTTCGGGGCAGTACGCAACTAAGGCAAAAACGCTTGCGTATATTACACCGACAATGGCAAAAACAATTGTTGGCATTGAGAATTTCTTACAGACCGCAAAAATTGCTTTCGTGGCAGGTAAATGGAATAGCGATATAAAAAATGGATTGTTTATTGAAATAAAAAAAGTATAAAAATGAGAACGTATAGTTTAGATGACGTAAAACAAGGAAGTTTGGCTTGGAAAATGTTAAGATTAGGCAAGATAACAAGCAGTAATGTTTATTGCCTAATGAGTATGCCACGAAGCGGTAACGAACTATTCACCGACACGGCAAAGGTGTATTTGTTCGGCGTTGCAAGTGAACTAATGCTTAATAAAAAGTATTCAAGCGAAAGTTTTATTGAGGAATTTTTTGATAGAGTGGACGCAACCACGAAACAGATGAGGTACGGTACAGGATTAGAATTAAAAGCGAGAGTTGAATACGCAAAGGCAAAAGGACTTAAATACGAATTTAACGATACTGACGGAAGCAAGGTATCAACAAAAGACAACGGGAACGGGTCGGTGATTGAGGTCGGTTTCGTTGAGGGCGAAGATGATTTGTGCGGTTACGGGGACAGTCCCGATGGACTTATTCTTGACGGGAAAGGTGAGGTAAGGGGTTGCTTGGAAATAAAATGCCCGAACCCATACACATTCGCAAAGTACAAGTATCTTTTCGAGCAGGGTAAGACATTGAAGGAGATTGAGCCGAAATACTATTGGCAGGTTGTTTCTCACTGCCTTGCAAACAATGTTGATTGGTGCGACTTCGTATTTTACGATAAGATGATGAAGGATGGTTTGCAGATTAAGAGGATAGAGATGCAACATTCAGCGGACGGGTTTGACGATTTGAATCTACTTAAAGAGAAAATCAAATTTGCCGTGAAATTCGTAAATTCGGTTGTTGGTAACGAATTAATAATGAGTTAGTTATGTTTCATAGGACAAGATATTACGGCAGTTTCCCCGAAATAGAGCAAAAATTCGGTGTGAGGATTGAAAATCACACCGAATTTGACAACGAAACATTTGAATTGTTGAGCGATTCGGTCTATTACGAAGTGTACGAAAATGAAACTGACAAATTCATATTTTGGATAAACGGGGATTTCTGCGATATAAAGGGTGCGATTATAAACAGACTTAAAGAGTGCGGATATGGAAATTAAAGGCAAGGTTCATTGTTTCTTTGAACAGAGTGGAACATTTAAGAACGAGTTTATAAAGTTGGGCATACCTGCCGAAGATTATGACATTCAAAACAACTTCGGGCAGACCGACCACGTTTTAGACCTATTTGCGGAGATTGAGAAGGCATACGAGGGGGAGGTATCTTTCTTTGACACGATAACGAATGAGGACTTAATTATGGCATTTTTCCCGTGCATATATTTTTGTGAAAAATCAATGCTTTCATTTACTTACGATTATGTAAATTATAGAGGAATGAAAAGGCACGAAATTATTGAAAAAATAATAGAAAGAGAAAAAAATAGAGATTATTACTACACTATTCTACTAAAATTTGTCGGTATTTGCGAGAAAAACGAACTACGACTTATTATAGAAAATCCATACTCTCCTATTCATTTTTTAATCAATAACTTTCCACAAAAGGCATCGTTTATTGATAAAGATAGGACAAAAAGAGGTGATTTTTTTAAGAAACCTACTCAATACTTTTTCTTTAATTGCAAACATACCGTAGGTTTTACAGAACAAAGAATTCCAAAAGAAAAAATACATACTATACAGAAATCAAAAAGCAGTGGGCACAGTGGTCTTTGTTCCGAAGAACGCTCAATGATTTCTCCCAACTACGCACGAAACTTCATCTGCGACAACATATTGGGCATAACACAACGAGGTATTGATAAACAAACAAGCATTTTTGATTTTTTAACCGATTAAATTTTTCAAAAATTGTAAAAGTTATTAAAAAATTGTATATAATTGTAAAACTAAATTAAAGAAAGTAATTATGGAAAATCAAGTAGTAAAAAAACAAGAAAGTCCGTTGGCAAGACTAACCAACGAACTAAATTCACAAAGTTGGAAAAATTACATTGAAAACAATGTGACGAAGGACACAAGAGGGTTTACAAATGCTCTATTGACGTTGGCAAACCAAAACGAAATGTTGGCGAATTGCAGTACAAAAAGTATCGTTTTCTCGGCAATGAAGGCGGTAGTGTTGAATTTGCCTTTAGATTCAAACTTGGGGTTTGCGTATGTACTTCCGTACAAGAATACGGCACAATTTCAAATGGGTTACAAGGGTTTCATTCAACTTGCTATCCGCAGTGGTCAATTCAAAACAATCAACTCGGTGGAGTGTTGCGAAGGCGAGGTTAAGTGCCTAAACAAGTTCACAGGCGAATACGAGTTTGGCGAGAAAACAAGCGACAAAGTTGTTGGTTATATGGCATATTTCAAGTTGCTTAACGGCTTTGAAAAGTATTATTATATGTCCGTTGAGGAAATGCAGAAACACGCAAAGATGTATTCGCAGATGGCTAAATACGGCAAAGGTCTTTGGGCGAGCGATGATACCTTTGGCGGTATGGCGAAAAAAACGTGCTTGAAGTTGCTTTTGAGCAAATATGCTCCCTTATCGGTTGAAATGCAAAAAGCGGTTGAGTTTGACCAAAAGGTGTTTGACACGGAGGACGAAAACGGCAGGTATGCCGACAACCCGAAAAATGAATCTTTGCTTGAAGATGAGGATGCGTTTATTGTTGATGAGAAGCCGAAAAATGAACAAAAGGACTGAAATTTTAGTTACCAACTATCAAAAATTTATCATGAAGCACAATGACCATGAATACAAATAAACTTAAATAAATGTAAAATCGCTTATTGGCGTATCCATTATATACGTTGTTAGGCACAGTAAATTTTAAAATATGTATTGTTTATTCAGAAAATCAAAATCAGAATACATGAACGGAGAAGTAATGTATTTTATAGGTAAAAACACAGACCATAGCGGAAAAGTTGATTATTGGGAAGGTACAGGGATGCAAGTCAAATTTGGTAAATGTGTTTTTGATAATTACTTTGATGCTCTATTGATGAAAATCGAATGTTTATTAATCAAAGGCAGATTATATCAGATTGGTACTTATTGTGCCTAACGTTATGCGTATGTGCCGACTTGTTTAGCAGGAATTTCATTTGGAACACGAATAGAAATTTTTAATTAAACCATAACGAAATGACAAAAGATTGGACAGGAAACAGCAACAGCATCTATAAGACTTTAGGTGCAAGCAATCATACTGATAAAGAAAGGCAGAATGAGGATTATTACGCAACAGACCCGAAAGCGGCCATTTTGCTTTTAGAACTTGAAACATTTTCGCCAAACATTTGGGAATGTGCTTGCGGTGAAGGGCATTTGAGCAAGGTGTTTGAAAACGCTGGACACACAGTAAAAAGCACAGACCTAATGGATAGAGGATTTGGCGAAACAGGAATAGACTTTTTGAGCATTGACAACTTGGAATGGAACGGAGATATTATTACAAAC